AAATAGGAGATAAAATGAAAGAAAAATGGGAATCAATGGACAACAAACTAAAAAGAACTATCTTAATCGCATTGGCCGTTATAGTAGTCTGCTCTATTGTTTGGGGCTAGTCGGTTGCGGGACGATAAAGAAAGCGGGAATAGTAGCGACAGCAGCCGGGACAGGTGCAATTGCGGGGACTGTATTCAGTGGGGGTGTAGCTGCGCCGATACTGGGAGCCACGACGACTGCCTTTGTGGCAGATGTGGTGACAGAGGTGACGGACACCACCCCTACTTTTACGGGAGCTGACATGAACTGCGCGCCTGATAATTTCTGGACATTGCTAGGATCCCTCGTTGAGATGGGTGGTTGGCTGCTTATACTCGTTATAGTAGCGCCAATGATACTAGGTTGGATACTTCCTGGTCCTCTAGAGAAACGCAAGAAAAGAAAATAATGCCAGCTATAACATTTACAAAATTTCAGTCCGGCATCGATCTGAGGAAGTCTGATCAGGTTGTAGATGCTAATGGTCTGAGAGAATGTAATAACGCTTACATTACCGGTGGTTACGGTATCCAAAAGAGACCTGGTCTAGATAAGATCAGTGGAAGCTCTTTAGGTACCGATACCTCTGGATTATTCTATTTCAATAACAAGCTTTACACGGTTAGTCACCAATTTGGGTCTTCGCCAAGCTTGTCAGGTTATGGCGTACCACCTATTGGATCTACAGTAGAAAGGCTGGTATTAACTAATCCAAACGACTTTTCCGGTACAGATGCTGTTTCTAGAGTTTGGCAGTTTATGCCATTCAATAGAAAGCTTTACGTAATTGTAGAATACGACAGTGGTGACATACAGCACTTTTTTGATGGAACAGCCATCACAGACGCGAATTGCCCTCAGACTAAATCAGCTTGCGTACATGACTCAAAAATATATGCCATTGACTCTAATGCAGCAGGAAGGGGTTACATCAAATACAGCGCGACTGGGGACCCCACAGATTGGTCAAAGATCAGAGATGCTAGTGGAACGCTAGGAATTCCAGCTGGTCAGGAAACTCCAGACGAAGATCTTATAGCTGTATTCTCCTTTAGAGACCAGCTTGTAGTCTTTATGGAGAACAGTCTCCAGCTTTGGAAGACAGATCCTGATCCTAACCTGATCGAGCTTGAAACTATAGTAGAAAACTCGAACCTGAATTACCAGCTATCTCTTGGTAATACCGGAACAGATGTCTTTTATTTAAATGACGTAACATTCGAGTCTCTTTCTCAGAAGCTTTATACCGATACGTTACAATCGGTAGATACTGGCTCTTCAATAAAAGATTTAGTATCGACTCAGATAACAAATTATGCATCATCTAACGAGCCTGTTGCGTTATATTATTCTGGTCTTAACCAGTATATATGCGCGATAGAGAAGCAGTTATACGTTTACGCTTTTTCCCAAACTGCAGAGCTTGCTGCATGGACTAGATGGAGTCTTCCAGAGGCCGTGCAAGATATGGCCACATTTAGAAACTATCTATTCGTTAGATGCAACGACCACATATTCTCGTTCAATCCTAGTTCTTATCAAGATACAGATTCTTCTGGTACAGCCTCATCCATAGCGGTCTCTATCGAAAGTTCTTTCCAGACTTTAAAGAAATCAGGATTATGGAAACAGATCTTTGGCGCTGATGTATTAGTTGAGGGTTCCGCCGATATACAATATAAGTACGATTCAAGGACGCCTACTACTTTTACAAACGCTCAAGCAATATCAGGCGATTCTAGACCTGGATTGCTTCTTCCCGTAGAATTGATGACGACAGAGCTCGGATTCAAAGTAACTCAAACCGCTAACACAAACTTGTTATTCAGCGGTATAACATTTTATTTCAATGAATTAGGTATTTTCTGATGGCCTCACCACTAAGTTACAGAATAAAAGAGGGTAGCGATGCTGTTTCTAGACTTTTCGGCGGAACAGCTGCAGATAACGTATATGCAGGTCTACAAGATGTCGCTAAAAAACAATATGGCATCGGCGCTGATGAACTAGATAGAGCTAAGCAAGCGGCCGAGACTAGGGCTACACAACAGTTTGCCAGGAAAAGAACCCACGGTGGAAGCGCTCATGCGCAGTCTCTTAGCGATATCGCAACCAAAGATATAGCGGATAGGGTTAAGCTTGCAAATACAGCTATATCTGGTATGCGACAAGGAAGAAATGAATACGACAGTTTAGCTCCAGAGCTTTATAAGTTAGCAGCGGCTGGAGGATTGTCTGATGCCTCAGGCAAGGGATTATCTTGGGGATCTAAGTCTGGAAAACCAGGAGTATCGTTCTTCTCTGGCGGGTATACACCGGGTAGAGCAACCGACGCCTCTAGAGCTTTGGGAACAGGCGGCGGAAGATATAAAGCGGGCGAATATTTTAAAACAGCGCCTAGGAAGTACATCCTTTAGGAGTAAATATTATGGCTAAACCTATATTTGATACTGCCACGGCTTTACAAACTGCAATGCTTGCTGCGCAGTGGATAGAGACGATGAAGGAGTATGAAGATGCCAGACAAACAAGGAAACAATGGGAATCTAGAAACTCAGCAGAATTCGGGGTTAAAGCGGGGCAGAGAAGTAAGGAAGCGGCAACGTCTGCCGAACAGTTAGCTATAGATCGGGCTGCAAGTAGTTTAGATAGATCTGATATAGGTCTTGGTGAAAGAAAAGTAGGTTTAGATCGAGAAAGATTAACCGACAAAGAAAAGGGAGTTGAACTAGACCGCGACAGGATAGACCAAGCATTCAAGAAAACTAAGCAAGAAGAAAGAATGTTCGATATTGCTGGGGCTGGCGCTTTATCAGAAAGGGAAGCAGCGGGAGCTATTGCGGCCGCTGAAGAAGACGCCGCAGGTATAGCTGGAACCGGCGCTAGAGATATGGCGCGCTATTTAGAATGGCTTCCAGCCCACGCTAAATCATTCGAAGACGAAGCGAAAGCTTTTACAGACCCGCTCTTATCTAGTGTACCAGGCACAACAGTTACTGGATCTAGATATGATTCTGATTTCGCATCCGCGCAGGGTCCTGCCTCATATGCTAGAGATAATAGGATGGCAGAAATAGATGCGTTTGCAGCTGCCATGAACCAATCAAGAGATCCATTGGCTAATATTGGTTTAGGACAAGCAAGCAAGGATGCTCAAATGCAGAGAATTTCTAAAGAAATGGGCTTAGCTGGAGCGGATCAATCTTTAGCGAGCGCAGGATTAAAAGAAAAAATTAGAAAGATAGGAGAAGATGACTTAAACATTGATAGGAAAGATTTAGACCTCGCCTTAAGCGGTATTGGTATAGACAGGAGAGGCTTAGATATTGATTTAAGCTCTCTTGGTTTAGATGCATCTAGAACTGGATTAGCTGATAGAAAAGCTAGCGCAAGACACAAATCTGTGACGGATGCTTTAGCCTCTCAAGCGGCTCTCGATTCTATCGCGATGGCGCATCCAAAAACACTTCGAAATCAGCAATCTGTAACGTTCCCAGGATCTTCTTTGTTGGGAACCACGGCAGACCTTGTTGATGCGTTCAAACCTAAGCAGACGCAAGTAACCATAGATAGAACAGGACCTCCTGGTGGTTACGGCGGAAAGAACCCATCTACAGGTGCGTCATATGGTGGTGGTTACCACGGTAGATAATAAATGTCTTCTTTATTCGATATAGAGCCTAGAAGCAAAAAAGACGTCGTTACTCTAAACCCCGGAGATCGTTATTCCAGCACTGGAGAGGTTACCAGATATAGTGGTGGAGGAACCGGGGGAGGTGGCGGCGGTGGTTGGAGCACAGAGGCAATCACCCAGTACGCTCAAGATCTAGAACAAGAACAAATGGAAGTTGCTGACGCAACCCATTCTGATCCCAATTCTGCTGAAGAAGGTAGACGACAGTTCTACGAGAATAATCCCGCTATGAAGCGGTATCGTCATCGTCAAGCTCAGGGTAAGGCTATAAAGCATTCACCTTGGGCATTCAACTTTACAGACCCGAACACTGGTATAGTACATCCTAATTATCTACCGCGTGGAGTTAGTAACGTATTATTCAGCCAGACTGGCGAGCTTCTGGACATGTTTGGAGCTGAAGAGACAGCTGATACTCTGCGGAAAACAGCTCAAGAATCTTTTGGTTGGACTCCCAGGTATGATTGGGAAGATGTTAAAGAGGAAGATATCGGTGCTTTAGAAACAATAAAGCGTGGCGCTCTTTACGGTATAGACTCTACCCCAACATCACTTGGTTATTTAGGAACTATGGCTCCTGGTTTAGGAGTCAAAGGTGCGGCGGCTGTGGCTGGTACAGCACCCGCTTTTTTAGCAGAACTTGAGCGTATTGCACAGGCTAGGGCTAGAGCAGAAGGAATGCCTGAGGGAGTTGATCCTAATTTTGCTCAATATGCTGCTGCTGCGCCATCTGCAATAGCAAACATGACATTAGATCGCTTTGCTGCTAGGTTGCCGTTTACCAATCAATTAGGCACTGCAGCCGGTGCTGGAGTTTCTGCTGGTACAGAGTTTGGTACAGAATTTGCTCAAGGTGGATTAGAAGAGTTTGTTACTAAGTACGGAACTCAATTGCAGCCACAAATGGATGTTATAGACGCTGGTCTTGCTGAAGGTGTGGCTGTAGGACCTCAGGCAGCAGTTCAAGGAGCAGTATCTTTAGGTAGGAATTATCTAGATGAGAGAGCGCGCGGTACAGTCCCCCCAGTCGCGCTAGAGGACACTGCTAATCTACCTGCGTTACCACAAGGGCCAGCCCCAGAGGTTGCTCCTAGCGCGATAGAGGATCCATCTAGACGCCAATTCTTACAAAACATGGGTGATATCGCTACTGTAGCTGCAACTACACCTACTGATCTACTCCCGAATCTTGCTGAAGCCGCTCCTGCCGCCGTTGAGACCGCTGCTGCTCCTGTTGCTGCTCCAAAACTTAGTATGGATTATCTCAACCTTCCGATGCCGACAGATTACGTGTTCGACATCAATGGTAAGACTCTATATGCTATGACACCAGATCATATCGATATAGAACAAGGGGAAACCTTTGTTCAATTCACCGATGAAATGGGTGGAGATAATTTACCAGGTGGAGTTCCTGATACTGTAGACATCAAACCATATTTAGACCCTGTAGAAGATATATCCCAAAGAGATATAGATAAAGCGGTTGCTAGAGCTATTCAAGATAATCTTATAAGTGAGGGCGACGAATTCTTTTTGGGTGATGTAAGACGTTATTACGACGAGGCAGGAAACAACGCTGGACCTTCAGATCCGTTTGAGATACAGAGGATAGAAGCCCAAAACGATCCTGAAGGCATATTTGACGAAGTTATGCTTCAGCGTGAGGCACGACGTTTAGGTAGAAGCAGAGATGATAAACGGTTGGGTGGTTACTCTAGGTTTGAGACAACACCAACAGAGCCAAGATTGAGCGGTGCTCCAGAACCAACAGAGCCTAGAGTACCGAAAAGACCAATACTCAGAGATCCTACAGAACTAGAGGATTCAGACTGGCAGTCACCGCTTGAGTCGGAAATAACAAGAGAAGCCGAAAAGCTTGCAGAGCAAGATCGCATAGAAGAACTAGCCAGAGACAGAGAGGTTACTGAGGCTATTCCGAAGTTATCTGTTCTCGATAGGAGATTATCTGAAGCAAGAGACCGGCTAAAGTCTTTAGAAGCTGGTAACCCTCCTCCAGGGTTTGAAGATGACTATACTCAAGAAGAGATCGAAGAGGATATTAGATTAGAAAAAGCTAATATAGAATCTTTAGAAGAAGAAGCCAGGATTAAACAAGAAGAGCCTGTTGAAGCAGAATTTGAAGAAGTTGATGATACTACTACTGTAGATGCTGCAGCTCCAACAGGGCCAAGAGTAGATGCTGAAATAGATCCTAACGCTAAAAGGATAAACAAAACAAAGAGGGTTAAGGGAAGAACTTACCGGTTTTATGGAGCTGAACACCTCCCCGGTGTAGATATAAACCGGATTATAAATAAGGTAGATCTAAAAGGTAGAGGAAAAGATGTTATCGATGTAGCTTTCCTTTATGTTCCAGCATCTGGAAGACCAGCTATTGAAAGCGTTGCTGATTCCTTTGTTCAGGGACTAGGAACAGTTTTTGGTAGAGCCCAGGGACAAGCCGGTGGAAAGTACAAGATAGCTATTAACCTTGCTAGATTCGACAAAGACGGCATAACTGAGGTTTTAGTTACTCAAGCTGATCGTTTAGGAATCTCAGTAGAAGAGCTAATGAAACGCATTGGTAATGAGAATCTTCAAGAATATGCTATTAGAACTACGTTACAACACGAAATTACCCATGTAAATCATTTTATTTGGGAAAACGCACTGCTTGGAGAATCCGGAGCCCCCTCGTTTTCAAACTCAAAAAGACTTCAAAAATGGAGACGGGATCTTTACAAAACATACAGGCAAGAACTCCTAGACTTTATGGAGAAGGACGACAAGGCTTATCATCGAATTGGCCTTGGTATGGAAGTAGACAGCAATCAAGAAGCTATAACATTTATTGATAACCTTATGCGCGAAGCTTCTAAGCCTACCGCATCATCCGGAACAAGATATGACGCATCCAGAAGAATGTGGTCTGTATTCTCTGAGCTGCTAGCTTATCAGAGCGATTCTAAAAACATAGAAACTTGGACTACTAAATTCAAAAGAGTTGTCAAGATGCTGCTTGCAAAGGTTGGCATCAACGTAGGAAAAGACGATCTAAACGATTTGATGGATGATCTGTATTCTACTGGAAATATCAGACAGAACTTAAAACCGGTTAGGGTATTAAATGAAGGTCCAATACTTTCTGAAGAAGCTAAAACAGAAGAAGCCGCTAGAGAAGTCAGGGCTAGGATGGAAGGCAGGGACTTAGAAGTTGGAACCCCAATTCGTCCTGCTAAGTTTAGCTCAACTAACGAAATCTTACGTAAAAACAACGTATCTGAAAAAGTTATATCAGATATATCTAAAACTCTTTCTTTAGAAGAGCGGGAATTACCAATATCTGATGTAGCTCCTACTCTAGAAACCGTCTTTGATCTGCCTTACAACCCAGTAGATTTAGCTGGTAGATTATCTGATCTAGCCAAAGAGGATAAAGACGAGTATTCCAGGTTAATCGCTATGATAGAAACTGGCGATAGATTGTTTAATCTGGATATGGAGTTATACGAGGGTAGAGAGGACATTAATACTGGTAACGCAATTTCTGATTTAGAAAGCGAAATAGTAGATATACTCGGCCCAGTGGATCAAACAGAGGCAATTCCTCCTGACTTCGACGAAGATGCTTGGGTACAAGCTTGGTCAGAACCGAAAGATCCTAAAAAGAAAAAGAACTATACTGAACAGTTCGAAGATGTTATGAACAACCAGGCTGGTAACACAGAAACACCTGGTTACACCTCTCCTCTTAGTCAAGAACTAGACAGATCCGATGACGCGGCGCAGAGAGAATACACTGGTGCTGATTCAGTATCTAGACCTAAAGCTCGTGAAAGAACGATGCTCAGGAATACATTCCAGCATCTATACAGCAGGGCTGCTCAAACCGTAAGACGTCATTCTGGAGCCAGTAAAACAGCTGGCTTAATAGCTGATATGATCCTGCGCGCTCCTCACGTTAAGCTGAGAGAGAAAGAGACTAAGGCAGGTCGCGACTATGTACAGAAAAAGTCTATGGCCATGGGAGAGTTTAGGCTAGACATACAACGCGCTCTGGATGAGCTAACAAACAGGGGTGGTGTCATTCCTAAGAAAGTTAACGACCAGCTCGTTGACTACTTCATGAATGGTACCATTCCACAAAATGGTCGAGTAGCTGCAGCTGCTGCACAACTTGATTCTGCGGTAGAGAGGTTGTATGCCTGGTCTGACAGGGTCGGTAAGAAGCATACTGAAGACTTCTCTCTAAGGCCTGTTGACGGTGGTAAGCTACCGAGAGTATATGACACCGACAAGGTTGCTTCTCCAGAGGGTCGTAAAAAGCTTATGGACCTGCTTGAGGGCATTGGCATTGTCAACGATCCAGCTAATGATAAATACGATGCTACCGATGTATACAACATCATATTAAATAGCGGCGGGTTTGTATCTGGCGACTTTACTCAAGAGGCTCGAAAGACAGGCATCGAGGGGATGCAAGACCAGAGGGAATTGTTTGACAGAATAGAAAGAGAAATACCTAGAGACCAGTTAGGAGATTTGCTGCTTACTGACTATCAAGCTATCGTTCCTAGGTTTGTTGACAAAGCTGTAGAGAAAACCGTTTACGCTGAGATTTTCGGTCACAAGAACGAGCATTTAATAGAGCTTAAAAACAAGGTTAGAGAAGAGGTAGAGCAACATAACAGAGATTCCGATACTTATATCGAAGTCGATTACGTTATGAAGAGTATTGACAACATGATGGATATTATCCACCATAGATACAAAGTCAATATGATACCTACTAGAGGAAGGAAGTTTATTCAGGCAGCCATGAATGCAACCACTATGGCAAGCTTGACCCTGGTATCTCTCGCATCTATGCCTGAGTTCTTTACTGCTACAGCTCTTGGTAGTAAGAACCCTGCTAAGTTTGCTACAAACATTATGGGTGCAGCAACGTACTCTGCTCTCAAAGGTTTGAACGGTATGAATAAGCTGCTTACCGGCAGGGTAATGAAGGGTTACTTCGATCCTAAAACCAAGGTTGGTAAGCGAGCTAAATTCCTGAGAGAGTTAGGCTTGTACGATATCTCCAGCTTAGGTGAGGCAGCAGCACAGCGGTATGTTGGTCCTAGCTTCATTAAAGCAGGTGTTGGATCCACTGGTAACTCGCTAGGTATACGAGCGCTTTACAGGTTGTATGGTCTTGGCAACCTAGAGAAAGGTAGATTCAGAGCGCGTCAAGGCAGAGCATTAATGAACATGGATACGTATTTTGAAATAAATATGTTGACAACCATGACTCAGATGCAGCAGATGATGGCATTGAAGAACCTTGAGCAGAATATAGTATCTGATGCGAAAGCTTTGTCTAAAGCCGCTAAAGGCAAGGGTATGAAGCTGAAATCAACTATCGCCCAGATTAAAACCAATCTCAAAGGTTATGGACTATCTGAAAGCGAGATTGACGAACTTGTTAGATGGTATGATGCTGGTCATAGAAACCTGTGGGATGTGCCTGGTGAATTCAAACTGGATTTGGCTGGGCCAGCACATAGGTTTGTTCAGACAGTTATCACGTTACCAAGTGAAGGTAGCTTGCCAGTTATATTCAGGAACCCGGCCTTCGCCCCATTCCTTCTGTTCAAGTCATTTATCACAACGTTTGGTAATACGTTTATAAACACTGTAGCACAGCGGTTGAGGTTTGCTGAAGGTACTGGAATGTCTAAGAAGTACCAGCAAAGCAAGCAAATCGCTGGTCTTATGGGTACCGCTGCCGCAATGTATGGAGCGGTTCAGTTTGCACAAGGTGTTGGATACCTGATTAAATACGGAGAAGATGACGACCCTTGGGAAGAGAAGATTGGTGACTTCAGTAAGTTCCTGCAAAACTTTGAAAGAACTGGTTTGTTTGGACCGTTAGGTTCTCTGATGGTTCAGATAGCTACACCAAACTATTGGTCTTGGTCAGGTAAAGACCCTTATGACGACCTCATGGATTATGTTGTAGGCCCGGTTGGAAGGCAAGCTAGAAACATAGGTAAAACTGGCGTTGCAATAGCTACTGGAAAAGATTTAGATCTGGAAGGTAGACTTGCTAAAGCTGTACCGCTTACTAAGTCAACACCGATAAGAGAGGCTGTAGGTGCGGAGCCGTATTATACTAAAGATAAAAAAGGTAAGATGATTCGCCGCAGAACTCTTGAAAAGAGAGAAGAGAAGAAAGCGGCTAAGGCGGAGGCTAAACGTCAAACTATACTGGATTCAATTCCAAAGAATGCTGCTAAAGTTTTGGATCTTTCACCCCACGATATCGTTAGCATGAGCAAGAAAGATCTTGATAAATACATAAAGGACAAGCACGGAATAGATGTTGATGGTAGAAAATCTAAAGTGCGTATGTTAGAAGAATTCTTAGAAAAGAAACAATAGATCGGGGCTCGGCTTATGAACGCGTCCCCTCCCTGCGCTAGTAATCTGTCGAGTCCCCGATCACCTTTATCACGGTTATATGCTTTTTTTTGAATTTTACTTCTTCAAAACCTAGTTTAAACAACTCTTTCGTAGTTCCTATCCTAGCATATACCACTATATCTGAACACCCTATTGTTTTAGCAAACAATTCTAACGTTTTGAAAGCATCTTCCACGTGTTTGTGGTAGTTTTTGCCAGCTATTTTAGAAACCCAAAGTCTTTTAGTATTTTCTTTTATTTCTAAGAAAACTATAACAAAGAATTCCATAGGAATAGAAGAGAACAATAGAAAACTTCCTTTTTTTAGTTTATATAAACAGTCATCTGCTGTTTCATAATCATGGGACATCACATCTTCTGAAGATTTTACCAAAAGTGGTTTTATGTAATCTTCTATTATATGTATATCTTTGGTAGGAACTAATATCATTCTGAAGTTCGTCTAACCGTTCTTATACACCCAACGGGTATAGCAGTTACTGAATAATATTCTTCTTCTGACACTGTAGATGCTATCTTAAGAACATCTGCATCGTTATGTACTATCCAACCGACCTGCTTGACAAGCTTGGTATTTACATCATCTTTAGTTTCCCACCCAGCATCTGAAACCGTATCTATCCACTCTACAAAAACCAGCTTACCCATGAAGTCGTTATCTATTTGAGCCACGGCTGCAAACCTCTCTGATTATTTCTTTGTCTCTTTCTTCTGGTGTAGAAAAAGGGCCCTTGCAACATAAATACGTTTTTTTAGAGTCGGCTAGAAGGAACCAATGGCGTTTACCATCTTCGTTATCAGTACGAAAACGTTCACAACGGTAATCGGTTCCTTCTATCCTTCCATGGTTAAAGGCAGAGCCCTTATGCCATATTATATTTCGCATTTATCGCCCGTGCATGCTAATTCTTGCATACCCGTTGTATTGTCTTGGTTTTCTTGCAGCTTACCCCAATCAATATTTTTTGGCAATACTTCCATATACTCTTCGTATTTGTCTTTGTCACAATCCTCGTAAGGAGCCGCTTCGTATATATGACCTTCGTCAGCGCTGGGTAAGAAGCTGACCCCACTCATTATATCGAAGTTGTTCCATACCCATGCGCCTACCTCTGGCCACTGGCTTTCACCAACATAACACGTCATGCTTGGTTTATGCTCGCACCATGCTAAAGCGAACTTCTTCCATAGGCCCAATTGTTCTATAGGGCCAACTTCTTTCCTCGTTATAGCATTTTTTGGTGCCTTGTGCGGAAACTCGAAAACCCATGCGCTATCGTTATATGGATCAGTCATATACGGGATACCAACGTCTATAAGCACCTGCGACAGAGGATCCTTTTTATCGTTTCTGACACGGCGAATGTAGAAGTCATTATAACGAGGATGAATGCCGCTAGCAGAATTAGTGAGCTGAGAAACGGTACCAGAAGGCTTAACGCAAGTAACGGCAGCAGATGGATTAATTCCAATCTTTTTTGCCCAGATTCTATTCGTCTTGACTGCATGGTCGCGTAACTCCTCTAGCTGCTTGGGTGTGCTTTCTAACAGGTATGGACAATCATATATACCAGTCAGGCTGACCCCCAATAATGCTTCCTCTTCAGTGTTATGCTTCCATCTACTAGACAAATAGCGAAAATTAGTTAGGGATGCCTGAAGAGTTCCCAGAATAGTAGCGATCTCGATCTTTTCCATTAGCGTAGCTTTCGTGTCATTGTATCTTGCTACTACCTCCGAAAGATTGCAGAACTGATTAGGTCGAAGTACTATTTCGGAGCACGGATTCGTCCCGAACTCATGGTCAGTATCTCTCCTTTCTGGAGAAAGCTTCTTGCAAGCCTGTCGATTGAATATACCTCTCTCGCCGCTTCTAGAGTCGTATATAGCTAACCACTCTTTCATGAACGCGCCTACATCTGGCTTTTCAGTATAGCAGATAGAGTTGTTAGAGAGACCTCTCTGAGGGTTGTCAACAAACCATTGACCCATCTTAGCGTTTCTCATTCTCTCATCAGAGTGATTGCTTAGGGAGATCTCAGCTGTGCGTCTGACTCCACCAACAACTACAGCTTCACCAATGTAGTTCATAAGGTCGTGGCATTCTATAGACGTAAGCTTTCGACCGGCCGCGTTACGGAATAGCTCGACAGTAACCTTGAACAATCTATTTAACGGCTCTGGACCAGATGCTCTACCACCGAATGTAACCAAAGGTGATCCAGAAGGTCTGATCTTTGACATATCCCATGATGGGATTGTCCCGCTATATAGCATAGAAATCAGTTCTTTGTATGCTGATGCCCAACCAACTTTACTGTCTCTAACGGTTATAACCGTATTAGTATTGTGAAATGATTCAGCAACCTCTGGAAGCTCAGCAATATACTGTCGCTCAACTGAAAAACCTACGCCCACCCCGCACATGAGAATGTACAGGGTTTCATCAAAAGCTCTAGGCTTGTTGACTGGCAGATAAGAGCAGTTATATCCTGCAACGTGATCCTTTTCTAAAGCTTTACCAGCTGTCATTAATGCTCTCATAGAGGGCATAACATCTAGGTTCAATACTGCTGTAGAAGCTTTAGGCGGAATCTTGATATCCAGGTATTCTTCAAAGAAGTTGAAATATCTCGCGACAGTCTCTGGCCAAGACTCTCTCCTGTCTAGATCTGGTTTGTATCTAGCGTACCTGCTTTTGTGAATATATTGTTGGTAACTATCCATTAAGATCTTTCCAATGCTCTGAGGATGTCCAGGGTTCTTCTATTTCAGACATATACTCTGGATATCTTCTCTTTTGTGTTTGTTTAGATAGGCGCCAGATGCAATTCCTAGATTGCTGAGGAAACAAAGGTGCAAAGATATTAGATACGATATTACTGTCGTAATAATTCTTTAGTTTTTCCATCAACTCTAGTTCTTCTTCTGTCATAAACGGTTTGATATCTTTCTGGGACGCAAACGTTCCATATACCTCTTCGATATTAAAACCGATTTTCTCTATCGCTACGCCTAAAGCTTCGTGACGCATTTCATTTACGTGGTTTGCCGCAGCCCCAACCTTTGGATCCCAATTGGGAGTGCTAATAAAAGCCACAGCATTAGGGTCTTGATCATGCAAGAATGCGTAAATCTTTTTCAGCATTCTTAGTGCATGCTCTGGTTCAACGTGCTCCAGCACTTCAAAACAAGTAATAACGTTTGGTACTACTTCGAATGCGTCGTAATTTAAGTCGCACACGTCAGTATTACTAAATAATTTGGTAGGTTTCCAACTCGCGTTTTCAAACATATCAGGAATTTCTAGTTTGGAAACATCTACCGCTGTGTATGATTTAGGAGTGGTTCTGTTAACATACAAGGTTTTAGCCAATGCAAGTTCCTTGCCAGGGCCTATGTCTAATACATTAGCTTGTTCCCATCTCCGCTTTTGCCTAAGGTACATACACACGTGACTCCACCTAAAGCAATGCGCGATGTAGTCACGGTGTATAAGACCTCTTTCTTCTGCTTTGTCTAGCGATAAATAAGTCTTATCGATAGATCTACCATGTTTATTTGCCATTAGAACGGGATATCATCATCAAGAGGTGAAAACGTAGGAGCAGAACCAGATGCTTCTCCTTGACCAATAAGCTGCAGATCTTTCAAGGAGCATGTAACACCCTTGTTAGTGCCTGCCACAAAAGGCCTGAATACAATATGAGCCCTACAGATAGATCCGCCGCGAACGTCGCCTTGGTCAATCGCTTCTCCAGCTCTATCAACCACTCGAGGCTGATACTTGGTTTTAGCCTTCAATACCCACATGTTTGTAGACCATTCTTTACCCATTTCGTCACCATCTTTTATGGGCGAGTACCAGTTATTAGCTGAAGCAACTTTTTCATCGTTGTTTTTAGCTTTTTCGATAGCACACTCAATCTGGTCCTTAGCTTCACCATCTTTGTCGAAGCACATAGTGATAGAATACATGCCTGTATCTTGATCCTGAAATTTTTCAGTTTCTTCCAGATGGGGAAACATACAGTTGAATTTATCAGTTTCAAAGAAAACATTTACATTTGCTCCCTTACTCATTTTTTGCTATTCTCCTTAGCATATTGTGGACAAAACTGCTTTACATTGCAGTACATCTTACATCTCATGCTATAACCAGGTCTATCTTCTAGATATAACTCATCCTGATCTTTTTGCATGATTATGAAGTCGTTTGCGTCATCCTTGGTATCAAAAAGCTTGACTGCTCTAGTCTTGCCTTTCTTCATGACAGCGAACTTATCTTCGCTTTGCCATTTCTCTTCTTTGGTACAAACCTTATTGTCCCAGAAATGACGCTGTATCCGTTTGCTGATGTATTCTTTCCTGTCTTTCTTTTTCCATAGATCGATAGGTACAATAGTTAACGGATCTTGAGGGTAGTTAGCGCTATTAGACGCGGCCTTCTGAGACCAGTCCTTAGCGAAAGCTACAATAAACAACCGTTCCACGCTCCACCCTGATTCACCCATAAGGTCGGCCAGTACATTTAACTGCTGCTCCCAGGCCGGTTTAACTCCATGCATCAAGGCGTAAGCGGAAACGGTCTTTATATCGTATATAGCGCTTTCACCAATATCGTATACGTCTACCTGGCCACTGACCATGTATTTATCGTATTCTTGGTGAAATCTTTTTTCAACTAGCGTCTTAGAATTAGACATGTTTGCTAGTTCACAAACGGAATGAACCGCGCTACCCCAAACAGCCCACACGCGGTCTGAAACATCTTCAGATATTTCGTCTCTATTCTCTTTTCTAAGAGATAGAATTTGTGGTGAGTCTATCAGCTGAGTAACGCTGATGTCAGACTTTTTGGGTCCAGTAGTATATGGGTTGTACTGAAGCATATTGCACAACCATTCGGGATAGAATTTTTTATTCGTATATGTTCCCACGAAGCTCTCCAAAGAAATAAAAAAATAATTATATCACACCCAACAGTCCCGAAGTAAGTCTAATTTAGTCTGGAACTATTGGACATAAGCTCTTGAAATCTTTAGCTCTTATGACAACATAACCATCTTCAAACTTCATGTGACGCTCGTGTAGATACACGACTGGACTTCTGTGCTCTGCTTCTCTAACCGCTTGACCCATTGCTGAATGAAGCCAGTCAGGTAGAGTCTTTCTATGTTTTACCTCTATAGATAAATGAGGATGTTCTACGTCTCTCCTGCTTTCACCATTGCATCCTGTTCTTTGCCCGCCAAAAAGCTTGGCTGCTTCTCGCTCCACGTTTTTCCAGTTACTAGTTCTCATTCAATGCTCCATCAAATGGTGTATGTTTGTTTCCAACGTATTTTTCAAAGAATTCTTCTTCTAATGAGCCATAATCATGGAATCGCATACTTTGCTCTCCATAATCTAAACCGCACATAGGTTCAAAACCTCCGTGTCTATTCTTGAAACATTCTAAAGCCGCTTGAGGAGCTGATGGAGGATTCCCTGACTCCCTTGACTTTTCTTCTATCTTGTTTCTGTGTACCATGAACCCAGCATCAACTAAGTCAGTTAATTCTGAGGCTCCCTTGATATCATACTTACTACCACGCTTGGTTTCATCATCTGGTTTTCTAACGTGAGCAACAAGATGGATACATAACCCAGTATCTCTACATACATTAGCTAAAACGTTAGCAAAGTTTTTCTGAGCTAGGTAGATATTACGCTGTTCAGATCCTAGATTAACCTTCATTAACGAGTCTATGACAAATTGCGTTACACCTAATTCCTCTTGAGCATATCTAGCTGCTGCAATTAGCTGCTTAGCTCCACAATCTACTTCGCGAGTGTATATCCACATCTTGTTATGCAACCATACCCAAGCCTCTTCTGCATCTATTGGATCAGGATATATATCGCCAGTAATCTGTCTTGCTAATCTCTCTAACTGGTAGACTGGCGCAAGCTCAGGTGACCAAAATAGGACTTTTTCATCACGTGTAGAATAATCACCAGTCATCAAGTATAACATAACTTGTTGAACTACAAGACTTTTTCCGTGCCCGTTCATACCAGCCCAGATAGTCAGAGTATTTGGTAAGATCCTAAAATCTATATCCCAGGGTAAACGCCCTCCTGGCTTAGAATCTTTGTTGCTTAAATGCTCTAACGCTTCATCAACAAATGCAACTGGTGACTGTACATAAGATTTCTCTGCACCTTCAGCATACTTGTTTACTTGCTCGTCGTCTAACTCAAGCTTTGTCGCTATCTCTTTAGCTCGTTTATAATCAACCATTAAAATTACTCCAAAACGTTTCTTTCTTTTTCAATGGTTGAGATTCCCAAACTCTAGTTTCAAGATATTTTCTTAAGCCTGGTACCCACTTACCATCGTCATTAGTCCACTGCTCTGATTCTTTGCGTTGCTCTATATCTTCAACGATAAGATCAACAATAGCCTCGTCTCCAAACTCACGCCACGTCTTAGTATCGCGAGCGATAGTGTTGCGTCTATGCTCAGGATATACAGACCACACACGCATGAATGCAGACTTGTCACTATTCTTTTTATTATTTATATTCTTTGTGTCAGCTACGCTGCTGACTAGCTGGTCAGACGCGTTGCTCTCTACCTGCTGACTAGCTACGTTGCTCTTTACGTACTGTGCATGAGCGTCAGCCGATTCGCAGATGGTATACAAAGATGTTGTACCAGCTCTAGGTGTTATATCTATATAGCCGAAAGACTTTAGATCCTGCATGTAGTTCTGGATACTACCCTTGGTATACATAGGCATCATTGCCTGCAGAGCTTCCAAGTGTATTGGTCTAGTATTAGTCGTCCTATGATTGCGCCAAGCTAATACAGACATAAGACATCGGAGTTGTCCAACCTTTAGTCGTCCGTCTCCGATGATTGTTGCGGGGAAGATACCGTATCGGTGGTCGATAGGTAACTGGGAAAGATCATTTCCTTTATCCATCTAGGTGTGTCCTGGTCGTTTTTAGTTAATTCAAATGCAGCAATATATTTTATTACCCAGTTTGGGCATTTGCCTTTTTTTAATTCAAGCATCATCATGCAATCTTTGTAATGCTCGTAAAACAAATCGAAATGAACGCCCATCTTAAAGAATACGCTACCTGGTATCTCGCTGAAGTCGTTGATCATTCTTTCTTCTTGTATGTAACACCACTCAGGCAGCTGTGCTCCATCCTGTGCTTCCAAATCCTCCGGTTGATCGCTCTGATTCTTCTTCATAAAGTTCCTCTAAATCGCATTCTTCTGTTTGAACACCAGATACTGGCATAAGCAAGAACTGCATTATCTTCATATCTGGAGTAATGAATACATCTTTCTTTGACACGTTTATCAGGTGAATATGTATCTCACCCTGGTATCCTGAGTCTATTACGCAGGCTCCTGCTATAACGCCAAGCGTAGTACATACACCTGATTTATTGAAGGCTATCAAAGCCCAGCCTTGCGGTATGTTTACCTTAATTCCGCTAGGTATCTTGATAGAATTATTAGGCGATACCTTTGTGATATTGAAGTCTGAAGGTACAAAAAAATCTATACCCGCATCAAGTGAGTGGGCTCTCATCGGAGGAATCACCTTCCTCACCCGTGAAAATCTTAAGTTGGTCATCATCGATTTCCTCTACTGCTATAGAATATCCATTTTCTTCCTCTTGCAATTCCATATTATCTGTCAATGTTTTCTCTGCAAAAGAAAGAACCGCTAACAAAAAGTGAAGAACAGGCTTACTTGATGTACTGATTTTTATCTGGTATGTCATCCGTCTTTTCTCTCCTGATTCCATTCCAATAATCTTCTAGGCCTTGCAAGTAACCGCAGGCATCTACCAGATTATCTCGTTTGTGGTGAAAGCTTTCGCGAGACATCTTTAACGCTACTAACATCTTGTACATATCCTCTAATGGTAGCTCTCTACCAGTCATTCCGATAAATATCAGTCTGGCTCGAGCCATGCTCTCTGAAAACTCTCCGTAATTCTCATGGTTTGTGGATCGTTCCACAACTATCTCCCTTGCCTCATCTAAGATTGGTTTCTCTAAGTCTGTCATAAGATTGCTCCCTTTATGTTGTCTTGAATGAAAAGATCTTTTTTACGCTCCATCTCGGATATGGTATCTGTTGGTTTGTAACCGTATGTTTGTACTAGATCTTCGTTATATATAACATTCGGTTTTAATTCCCACCGTTCTCCATCATAATCAGACATTTCATGATCAGAAAACAGTAAACCCCAATGTCTTTCATATACATGTAAAGATCCTAGGTTGAATGTTAACGTTCCAAGAGTTGGAAACCTAAGATATTCTTGTATATGGTTTAGCATTAGCTGCTGAAACATAGATGCGCAGAATATGTCATTACACAAACCGAATACAGCATCACAAGATCTCATGTTCCATATTAAATGTAGTTTATCATTTCTGATTAGAAACTGCACGAATCCAGTACATGGATAATCATTTGGATTCTTCTCGTAATGATCAACATTGAATATAGGTATTACAGCTCTCCTACTCTCTGGATTCATTATCAATTCATCAGTCGTTTGATACCAAGGATCACCGAAAATGTAGCAACCATAATTGCTTTCTACTTCTTCATTGTCGTCCTTGATTTGATCCCAAATGCTAGCCAGTTTACCCATATTACCAATCTTGGGAGACTGACCTAAGTAAAACAGAAACTCTGCTACAGCGTATTCTGATTTCCATTTGCGATCTATATCGTCAATATTCAATAGAGTTGGATTATCTAGAGTATAACTAGCATTACATATTTCTATTGTGTTGTTAACCCTAGATCCAAGCCTACGTATATCGTACATCGCTCCAGCATAAAGTTCATTCATGCATGGCGATATTCTCTGGTCTTTCTTCTTCATCTGGATATGGCCACCCTTCTTCATAGTTACCCCAAAAGAATTCCTCTTCTTCTGAGCGTTTAATCTTCGGTTCCTTCTCCGTCTCTTCCAGCTTCTTTAGCTTTTCCTTGTTTTCCATCTTTCTGTTTCAATTTAGCATACTCCCCTAGTGATATACCAAACATTTCTTCGAATCTCTCGGACCAAGTTATTCGACCTTTCGGGGTCAATTGATTTCTTCGAGTCCAACAGTATCTGGCAAAGTGCAACTTTAGATTTTCGTAATCTTTCTGATTTTGGGGTGATCTTCTCAATGGCATCTTCTATATCTCTGTAAAAGTAAAAACCTGTTTGTTCAAATGCAAGACTATGCCTCTCAACTGACCACAACAATATCTGCAACTCTGTAGTGTTAATGCCTAACGCATCGCTAAGATCTTTAACAGACACACCATTTTCTGGTACGCACGTATAGTAACTCGGATTAAATTCCTTGTCTCTCCATGTGCCCCAATTGACATATTCCATAAAGCCTTTGCAACACATCTCCGTTTCTTCGCAATGGTCGTAGTTCTTACAACCCGTGCAAGGTGGTTCTGGTTGTTCATTCATTCTTCTTAGTAACTTCAATACGTTCATTCAATGTCCTGAAACAAAAAGGGGCACTAGCCGAAACTAGCACCCCGTGTTTTGTTAAGATCGGTGGTAAACAGATACACGTTCGGCATACTTAACAGGCAAGTCCTGGCAATACTTGGTATAAAGATAACCAAGCACTCTTGTGTATTGCTGGTGAGTAAGACCCTTTGTCTTGAAATCTTTGACATAAGGATGATCAGGTCCTAAAACCTTTTTCCACGTACCATCACTCATGGCTTTGTAAGATGCTGCTCTTCTTGGACCTCTACCCCTGAACCAGTATGCTTTGTGACCTTTCTTTTTAGCCATTTTCTGGTATTTAGGTATTTCAGAAACAGGAACATCCTTAGCTATCAGCCTACGTGTGGCGTAATTACCTTTTAATGTTTCTCTTGTCATAAAAACTCCCTGTGCACCGTTAAAGGATTGGAGCACTCAATAGTCACGGTGCCACAACTACTGAATGCCTTTCTTTGCTTTATCTCGAGCTGTCTTGCCAGGTCTTGACACACCTGTCTTCTCGAAACAGTATGAGTGATACGTAGGTAGATTGCCAAGCTTGGCCAGTTGATTAACTGACATAAACCTTTTCAACTTAGATTCGTGCTTTGTTAGTTTGCTCATGATAAACCTTTGAATAGCTATGATTTGGGCAGGGCAGTAGGTGTTGCATACTCCGAGCGTCCGGTTGAGGCTACCAATTACTTAATAACCATACCCATTGTTTATTATAACCCATCGTTAAGAAACGAGTGAAATCGTTATTTAACAAGTAATAAACGACATAGATCTTGAACAACCTCTGATTTCTCGTTGGGTTCTTCGCCGCATGTCGTCCAAGCTACTCTACCATCTTTCTCTCGCTCGAGTGTTACATGCCACATCAAACCCATCTTGTCTTCTCTGGTTCTCAAGATTACGGTATCACCATTCTCTAACTTCATTCGAAGCTTTCTCCCGGGACTAAAAGAGCGTCGCCCACAATACCGTTCTTGACTTTTTCATTAATCTTGTAAGGCTTCCAGAGACCTTCTTCATCAACCAGCATAACGTGATGTTCAGAGAAGACGTTAGAGATCTGCGAAGGCACACATTCCACATACCCACCAACCGCCTTTTGCCAGTTTTTAAGGCTGTGCTCTTCTTCCCATACTTCAACTGTGCCGTCTTGTTTGAGTAGATAAGATTTGTCTTTTTCGAATTCACTTTGTTCCTCCAAAGGTATATCAGGTTCTATCACTTTGTCCCACATTTTCTTTCTCCTTCATTTCTTGGATCAAACGTTTGTCCCAAAGCTCCTGCATCAACCTATCGATGATATGGTTGCAGTCAGTTTCATTGAGGGTTAAGGTCGATAAACGACCATCTTTTTCTGAATATCCCATCACATCTATCAGAAATTTGGTATCGAAGTCTTTGTTTCTGTTAACAACGACCGTGCGTTTTGGTGGGTCTATCATGAGTAGACAACCCAGGGGTGACCATTTTCATAGGCCTCGAGAGCTAAATCCCTGCTCTCTGTTTCAAATTCGTCATAAGCCTTTTTGCTGCATCTGTGATGCCACATTGGTCCTTCAGCTTCTTCGTAGAGTCTGTCTTCCCAGACCTTGTAAGCCAAAAGAGTAGAAAACGATGTCTTGTCAGTAAACCTGACGCAATCGCAATCCATACCGCCGTATACCACATAGATAGTATTAGTCATGATCATTCCTCGCTGTGATCGAACTCGAACATCTGTTCGTTACTGTTGAATGGTGCAATGTACTTCTCGGTATAACATTCTTCGCAAATAACTTCGCCACACCTTGCGGTGCATTGATAGTTATGTTCTTGTGATTCGCAAACCTGACATAGCATTTTCATTTTACTCGTACCCCATATCTTTTGATATCGGAAACATAAGTATCACCGTATTCCCACTGCCCATCTGTCATATCTGATTTTGCAGCCACGAACCATCTTGCATAAGGGTTCTTGGCCTCGTTTTCTGGTTTCTGGTATTTCTTCAGCACATTCCATTGGAATCCCGCTGGCCCTTCCCATATTTCATACGGATCATTTACGGGTCGTGTTTTCTTTTGACTCATTATACGGCTCCAGGTAAAAAAAAGGGACCCCGAAGGGTCCCGTAATTAGGAGGAGGAGATAAAAGGTTACCTTGCGATAACCATGGTTTTCCCGTTGGTCTTAACGGGAATATGCTCGATGATACCGTCTGAGTCGATACCAAAAGCATCTGAGAGCTGCTTGCCTTTGATTGCAAGCACTGGATCTTTGCCATCTTTTGTCTTTTTCCCGTACACCTTGTTCTTGCCAGTGTCTGAGAACTTGATGGTAAGCGTGTCTTTTTCGATGGTCGCATCGTAGCGATCACCTGGTTTGACTGTTGCGGGAAGCTGCTTCTTGGTCAACCAGACCAAACGTGCACCCTTCTGGGTGTACAGCTTTACTGTTGAATCGCTGGTTACTGCTGCAGTTGTTGCTGCCATAATATACGCTCCTGTGCGTGTGGTTACTTTGTTTAAAGTAGATAGATCTTATAACGCCCACAAATCTAAATAACAATCACAATTTTTTATTGTGGGCGCATCCATCAATAAATTTAATTTATTCTGAAATGACCGCCAATCGGATGGTCATCCAGAACACCGCTTTCGAAAAGGTATAGCAAAACATAGATGTTTCGCAATTGATCGTCATTCCACTTTGGAAATGCGTCTGGTATACAAGGATCAAATTTGATGATATTACGTGAAATATCGTCTAAAACTTCTTCTAGCAAACTGATGTCTGTTTTGCTGATAGATTCGACATTTTGCCTTATGATATCGTTAAGATTGCTCATTTGATTTATTCTCCTCCGCTCTCAGAACGTCCTCAAACAGCATCCAAACGCATATTAATTTCTCGCGCTTGCTGCAGGTGTCATACCCGAACTCTCCAAAGCAGTTAATCGCAAAATTATCGAGAGATTTCTCCAATAATTCTAGCTCTTCTTTGGTGACTTCCTTGGATCTCTGAACGACAACTTCTTTTAAATATTCGATCATCTCGATCTCCGTAGTTAATTTCCAACTGAAATATAATCTTATCTCACCCACAAAAAAGGATAACAATTAGTATTATTTATAGCTGGTTTATCAGTTGATAACAGTGGGTTTATACTGGATACGAAGTGTTAGGGCGCCTGTGATTTATTGGTGTTGGACTCCTGTTTTAATCATCCTGATATACCGGGTTCTCGCACACACGCATATTCTCTGGGATTCCAGCCGGTTTCCGTAACTGCTGGTTTCCCGTGTTTTGTGCCAAACCCGAAACAAATTGCCGTGTTTTGTGCCAAATCGGGTTTTGTTGGCAACCAAATATTAGTATATTAGGATCTGCTAATATTCCAAAGCAAAAAAATGGGGCCCCGAAGGACCCCGACAAGAGCTTTGGATTTTACTTCGTGAGGGTTATCACCCCGTCTTTGGCGGTCGCTTTCAGCATGTCGATCACGCCGTTCGCTTCAAACCCGAAAGCTTGGGTGATACCCTTGCCGATCACGCAGAGAACCGGCTTGCCTTTCTTGTCGCTCACCTTGCGGCGACCATCCGGATTCGAACGCAGCACGATCTTGCCACTTGTTAGTTCGACGTCGAATCTCGCACCGGGTTCAAACCCGTGTTTCGCCAGTTCGTCCTTATGCGTCATCCAGATCAGACGCCCGCCACGCTGCGAATATAATTTAACGTTATTCATTTCGTTTATCTCCCTGATAAGATTTACTTATCGATATATGATACGATTAATTTCATATCATGATAAAGATTCTAAATTATTTCGAAAAAAAAGTACAATTAAAGTTTTTTATAGATATCAAAAAGTTTGCAAAAACCTCTTATAAATCAAGTTAAGTATATAATTAAATACTAATATTCCGGCGGGGGTTGTTCCGGTTCTTTCAGGCTTATTACTCGATTTTTCAAAGTATCATAGTTTCGACTATGCTACATAAATCGGGCTTTTACTTGGGGTTCGAACAAATTGGCTTTTTCTAAATTTTCCAGAAATTTTCTGAATATAGTTCGAACTATTTCAGGGAAGTGAATAGCTATGCGTCAGCTACGTTGCTCTTCAGCTGGTCAGCTGCGCTGCTGACGTAAAGAATAGTAATAAATATAAAGAATATTAGGGGCTAGCAGCATGTTCGGTTGATATCTTAATAAGTAGCGCCCGTGATATAATATTAGTCGTCATGGCTTTAGCCATTTCGACCGGGGGTGACGAATGACTTCGACAGGCGGTAACCCCAAAGTGGATAAGCTTGGACGTGGGTTTGATCCCCACCACCTCCACCATGAATATAGTTAAAACTATTTCATAAGGAATAGAAATGTATACAGAATCGACGCAGATTGCAGAGCTCTTTAGGGATCCTAGAAAGATCCAGCGGGCTACACCGTTTAGCCGGGTAATATCAAAGACTTACGGAAGGGGTAAGCCAGAGTTTTCACAGCAACCGCCGCCAGATCCTGAAGGTCCTGACCCGGGCCCACCTAAGCCGCCACCGCACGTTTCTGCTCCTAGACCAGACGAATATTGGGGATTCTACTAATGACTTTAGCAGATCTGTTCGACAATAGATTGTGGGAAACATACCAAGTCGATCCTGAAGATGTTGCCCCTAAGAGAGGGGGCACAGTAGAAAGAAGAAGGTATATCGGTAAGAATCCAATGGCTATGGAAGGTGTTGGTGTTGACTACGGTCCTACGCGATATTACGGTGGAAATAGTCGAAGCGCCGCGCCCGAGTTTAGGAGCGACGGTTATCGACATGAAGATCACCTTGCTGAGAGGTTTAGAAACAGAGATACAGGAGGCCCAATTACTCTATATCCGGTTGACTCTCTAGATAAACAAGATATGCTTGATGTAGCTGGTAGAGATTACGGCATACACGGCTCAACAGTGCCTGATTATGATCAACCACCGCCAGGTCCATCATGGTGGGAGAGAACTGGTGCAAAGGGTATGGGATATGGAGCAGACGCTTGGAACACTGCTTCAGGATTCGCCGGTGATGTAAACCGTAAAATAAGCGAGATTGATCAGACTCCAGCTGCTGCGGCCGCGGCTGGTACTATTGGCGATTTTAGAGATTCTTTTGATCCTAGGTGGTTGCAAGATATTGCTAGGAATAAGGTAGATGAATACGATAACTGGCTTGCAGACAGGTATAGAAACGTTGATGATGCGGCTAGAAAATCTAGAGAAATCGCCGAAGGATTAAGACATGAATTCGAGGCTCCAGAAGCTCTTACTAATACTGTCGGTGTAAACCCAATGGGTACAATAGGAGCTGCTAGTTTAGGAGTTTATGACTATATCAAGTATTTAATGGGCTTGAAACCTGGTTTTCATGCAGAGCAATTCACGGTGGATAAGGAGTACTAACAGTGGACATTTTAGAAATTTTCAGGCAGGCAATAAAGGGAGGCGGCGATCGCTTGGCTAACCAGTTTGCACCAGTTACAGACCAAGAGCGTGCAGCTAACATGCAGCGACAGCCTAATATGCCAGGGTATCAAACCCCTGCCGGGGCAGATAGCATCGCTGGACGCTTTGCTGGACAGTTCCCAACGCAAGATGACATGCAGCGACATCGCGGCTCGGCGTATACTGTTCCTGACCCAACCAGGCGGCGAATTATGCAGGATTATGACCGCGGCGTAGATTTTGGTTACGAGGGCTCTGGGCAGTTACCAGCTGATGTGGTAGATAAAGTCCTAATTGAAGAAGAAATGAGGCGCCGCAACAGAGCAATGCCAGGATCACCGGTAGCTTACTAATGGCTTGGCAAAAAGGACAAAGCGGAAACCCAAATGGTCGGCCGCGAAAATCTCAAAAAACGATGGCCCAACTAAGAAGCCAGATATCTGAGCATTTACCAGCAGTTATTGAGGTTTTAGCCGACGCCGCTAAGGAAGGAGACGTTCAGGCAGCGAGAATTCTTGTAGAAAGGTGTGTACCGTCTATGAGAGCTATCGATCAGAACGTTAACATCAACGACTCTATGAGAGAACTGACAGACAACGAACTTGTAGAGCTCATTAAAGAGTTTGAGGATAGCATGGAACCTACCTCAGACACGAAGCATTAGGAGGCATCATGCCATCTGTTCATTTTCCATACGACGACTCAGGTAAAAAAGCGGCCAAGAGAGCTGTTGGTCTTCATCCCGCGGCACGATTGGTTGCTGACAAGAATTATCCTCAGCCAAAAAAAGGTGGCAGGGTTAAACCTAAGCGTGTAGACGAAGTACCTAGCGGTAATAGATACGCCTAATTATGGCAGCTTTAACGCTTCTGCCTGTAGATACCATCTATTTGACATATGATGGGTATACTACAGCAGATACTATCGATTACGCCGACTCTCCAAGCACTCGCGCAGAGAAAATAGCGGATTCTTCTTCGTATTTGACTCAAGTGAAATCTCTTACTGTAGGCGATGATTACACATTTACTAGAGATATTAATACATTGGCGGTTACCACTGGCAGCTTAAACCAGCACAGTACTACCACCGTTGATGTGCAGATATTATCCGGTGACAACTTTGTTTCATCTGGTTACGCTCTAATAGGTGCTGAGGTTATTTCCTACGCATCAACTACAGAAACACTAGGGTCTACTACTTCATTAGACACTCTTGAAAGAGGTTTAGCAAGCACAGCAGATGTTACTCATTCATCTGGCGCAAGCATAATCCCAGTTGTTCCAGGCACGATAGTTAGTATAGAGCACAACAAGGATGACGACGTTTTTCACATACATACTTCATGCACTATACCTAATGCTCAATATGGGGATATAGTAGAGAATAACTTGATCGCTATACCAGAAACAAACGTGTCTATGGTAAAATACGTTGCATGAGCTTAGCATACACTCTTGTACATAGTTACCCTAGGGAAGAAATACGTGCTATTTTAGCCACAGAACTTGAAAGAAGGGTAAAGAATGGGAAAGACAAATGGGTTGCTCTTGAGGGACCGCAACGAGAGTTCGTGTATAGTGAGCATCCTCACATTCTCTTCGGAGGTGCCCGAGGAGGATCGAAATCTGTTGGAATGCTGCTGGCTTTCAGGAGACATGCAGAGCTCTACGGGTCAGATGCTCACGGGCTATTATTCCGTAGAACTTACCCGGAAACAGGGGAACTGGTTAAGTTAGGCCAGCATGTATTTGTAAAGGAAGGTTGGGAGTGGAAAGTAGGTGAAAGAAAATGGGTAAGCCCTAAGGGTTCTACCCTGCAGTTGAAGCATCTGGACGAAGATAACGATGCTATGAAGCTGCAAGGCTTTTCGGTTACTTTCCTTGGGTTTGACGAGTTAGGAAACTGGCCGTCGCCAGATCCTATTGATCTGCTGCAGGCAACTATGAGATCTGCAGCCGGCGTGCCCACACTATTTCGGGCTAGCGCCAACCCGGGTGGCCCAGGCCACGGTTGGGTCAAAGAGAGGTACATTGATAAAGAGGAAGAAGGCAAGCTTTTTATTCCGTCTAAGATAACGGACAATACTCCTCTGATGGAGAATGACCCAGGTTATATAGAGCGGATAAAATCTTCTGGACCAGATTGGCTTGTTAAAGCATGGTTAGATGGCGACTGGAATATAGCTCCTGGAGCCTTTTTTGAGTCAATCTGGAACCCAGTTGAGCATGTGGTAGAACCATTCGATATACCATTAGAGTGGCGTAGGTGGAAAGCCTACGATCACGGGTATAAATCCCCTGCGGGGTGCGTGTGGTTTGCACAAGATTATGATGGATGTGTTTACTTGTACAGAGAGAGGTATTGGGCAGACAGGCCCAACGTAGGCTCAGAGACTCCAATAGAGCAAATAGCTGAAGACATATTGGAGGCAGAGGCTAAAGAGAAAAAGCTGGGAATAAAATTTCGCGGCAACATAGCTGATTCGGCTATATTTATGAGAGACGGCAGACATAAGTCTGTTGCTGATGTGTTTAACGACTACGGTGTTTTTTGGGAACCAAGCGCGAAAGGGCCAGGATCTAGAGTCCAGGGGCTTAACGAGTTTATTGACCGATTAAACGCTGAATCTTTTAAGGTTTTTGCTAATTGCAAGCACTGGTTGAGAACTGTACCATCTCTTCCGGCAGATCCTAAAAAGATTGAGGATATTGACACTAAGGCAGAAGATCATTTGTTTGACGCTACAAGGTATGGCCTAATGCACAAGAGAGCGAAATCAAAGAAACCTAAACCAAAGAAAACTGATCCTAACCCGTTTACTCTAGAATGGTTAGATAGGATAGAAGAACTTTACGAGGATTATAACGATGGCTGATCTAGAGATCTCCGCATCAAGCTCAACGATAGCTCCCGATGTTTCATCTAATTCAAAGGGCTTAATCAGAGAGTTTCAAAATAATATTGGTCTTTCATACAGGAAGTGGAAAAAGCGATACAGAGAGATAGAGCACAGCCGCAGATATGCACTAGGAAGAACAACCTGGCGCTCTCAGACAGTTACACCTGGGCAGGCAAGCCAAGAAGCTGGCAGGATCATTAAGGGAAACATCATCCATGCAACGCTTCAAAATATCTTACCTCTCATTTACGCTAAGAACCCAGAGATTCAGGTAAAACCAAATGAACACGTAGATCCTTCTGGATACGAATACAGAACCGCCGATCTATTTGCTAACACTCTTCAAATAGTTCTCAATAGCTGCCTTCATAAGGCTGAACTAAAAAGGGTATCAAAGCAGATACTAAGATCTTGTATGGTAAGCAAAATTGGTATTGTCAAGGTTACATACCAGAGAGATTACATAAAAGATCCCTTAGTAAGTAGACAACTTGATGATGCTCAAGATACTTTAGCATCTTTAGTAGATACTATCAGAAAAGAAGATACTGTTGACGAACAGGACAAAGACGCTTTAGTTCAAGAGCAAAACATGATTGTTGAGAGTTTGCAGGCAAACGTAAACGTCATGCGAAGGGAAGGGTTAAACCTTGGTTACGTTCGGCCTGAAGATTTCAGGATGGATACTTCTCTTGATTCTTTAGCAGACTATAAGCAAGCTCGCTGGATGGCTAATAGAACGTGGATGACGCCAAAAGAGGTTATGGCTAGATTCCAACTTTCTAAAGAAGAGATAGAAAAGTTCACTACTTATCGCAGGAATCAAAACGGTATTCCTCAGCGTTTGACAAAAGATTCTAATGTTGGAGAAGGTGAGGATGTTTCGGTTGCGTTGGCAATCTGGGAATATTGGGACAAAATAACCCAAACCGTATACACTTGGGCAGAGGGCGGAGACTCTTACGTTAAAACACCGTTCCACCCTAACAAGATGGGCGATTGCTGGTTCCCGTTTTTTATATTGGGACTTAACTGGGTAGATGGAGAAGAGTGGCCTATATCTGATGTAGATCTTCTTGAGAATCTTCAAGATGAATATATGACGATTAGGACTCAAGCCTCTAAGCATAGGGATCTTTCTGCACCGTTTTATGTTGCAGATTCTAGTAGAATTAACTACGAAGATATTGAGACGTTCTCTAATGCTACAATCGGAGATATAGCCCTGATTAACGCTTCTGGAGCCGGAGTTAATACCGTATTCCAGCCTGCTACAGTGCCACCGTTTAACCCTATGATTTATGATACATCTGCTATTAGGCAGGATATCGAGTGGATCAGCGGGCTGGGTGATGCAGCTAGAGGATCTGTTGCTAAATCTAAAACGGCTACAGAAGCTAACATCCTACAGGAAGGTTTATCAACAAGGGTAGGAGAGAAAATTGATCTTTTAGAAGAGTGGTTAAAGGATGTCGCTACGTTTTCCGCAGAAATATTGTTGCAGGAAATGTCTCCTGAGATGGTATTACAGGAAGCTGGTCAGAACGCTTTTTGGCCTCAAGTTGATAAGCAAACGCTTTACGATCGCACGTATATTGAAATCAAGGCTGGCAGCACAGAGATGCCAGACAAGAACACAGAGCAGATGCGTTGGATAGAATTGATGCCTATAATCATGCAGAACATCGATGCTATACAATCTATGCGCATGTCAGGAATTCCTGATGAATTTAACCCGTTTATAAACCTTGTAAAGGAGACTTTCAAGAGGTTCGATGAGAGAATAGACGTGGCTAAGTTTATTCCGCCTATTCCACAGGATGTTATGGAATATGCTATGCAGAATCAGCAGATTCAAGCGGCTATGGGTGTTGGTGGTAATATGTATGGTGGTCAACCGGCTCAAAGGCCGGGGGGTAGGGCGAATCCTGAGTTTGTCAGACAGGAAAACGCTCCGGCAAACAGGGTTAATCAGCGATCAAGGAATCAATATCGTAACCCAGAAGATATGAACAGCTAAGGGAGAAAACATGGCTCAACCTGAACTAAGCAACGAGGAACTATTCGATTCAACCAAAGATGTGCTTTCTAAAGCTTTTGACGAGATGCAGGAAGACAACTCTACGGAGGAAGACGAATTAGACTTAAACACTCCAACCTTTGATGAAGCTCAGGAAGAGCAGAAAGCTGAAGAAGAGCCTAAAGCAGAGGTACAAGAAGAGCCTGAAAAGGAGGAGGAGAAAACTCCCGAGCCAGAAGTAGAGGCTAAAGCCGAAGAGAAGCCGGAAGAGACTGCAGAGGTAGAGCTTAGCGATGAAGAGATTCTAAATAATCTCAAGCCGAAAGCTCAGGAAAGGTTTAAAGATCTAGTTTCTAGGTCTAAAGAGCTGGAAGATAGAATATCACAGCTAGAGCCTTCTGAGGCCGTAGCTTCTCACGTTCTAAATTCTGGAACCCAGCCAGACCAGCTTAATTTCGCTTTAGACGTGTTTAAGGGTCTTAATTCGGGAGATTGGGAACAGGCTAGAGCCGCATTAAGCAAAATAGACGAGTTCTCGAACATTATAGCCGAAAGATTAGGAGTTTCTGACCAGAGTCAAAACGATAAATCTTCTTACGGAGATTTTGACGATTTGTCGCAGGCCGTAGAAAACTTAGAAATGTCCGAAGATTGGGCCAATAAATTAGCCCAACAAAGGGTTCAGCAGAATTCTATAAACCAGTCTAAACAAGAGTTTGAGAGGCAGAGCCAAGAAAGTTATCAGCAGCAGCAAGCTTTTTCGCAAAACCAGGAAAAAGCGTATAATGAAATCAAAGCTTGGGAAGAGAGCATAAAAACATCAGATGCTGACTTTGAGTCAAAACGTGATATAATGTTGGACATTGGCGAAAAGATAGCAAATTCGGGAGTTGATCCCAGCAGTTGGCTACCTCTTCTCAAAAACGAATATGAAGTTCTAACTAGAGGAATGTCGCTTGCCTCTAAAAACAGAGCTTCTGCTAGTAAAAATTCTGGGCCCCTAGCACCCAGTAGTTCAAGTAGCGGCAACGTGGATGGTGGTGAATTAAAGCAGGCAGAAGTAACGCCTGAGTTTTTGCAGTACCATCTTGATCAACTACATAACAGGTAAAAGGGCGTAAAAGCTGAGCACCGCCCACTCAGTAGCACAAGACAATGCATTCGTGCGGCAAACCTGTTTCGGTACTACTAACAACCTTTTGAGGAATATCAAAAATGGCTACGAATACAGCCCTAAACAGTAGTGATATTACCCAACTGGGTTATGTAGCTCTTCAGAACTATCTGAAAAACAAACCTATCGATCAGGTAGCTCAGGAACGTCCTCTGCTTAAAGCCCTGACTTCTAAAAAGAAGCCTTGGGGCGGTGGTAAAGAGAACATTGTTGAGCAGATCCGAACGGGCTATGACAGCAACTTCCAGTGGTTTGGTGAACATGCAACTACCAAAAACACTACGGATACTGTCACCTATAACACGCGCGATACGGTACGCCAAGCGTACTGGCCGTGGTGTTCGGCGCACGATGGTTTCTATTTCACTGAAGACTTCTTGCTCGGTAACGGTATCATCGTTACGGATTCTGCACCGCGGAATTCTTCTTCTGCTGGTCTCGTCCAGCTCACCAATATCTTCAACGAAGGCATGGAAACTCTGCGCCTTGGGTTTGAAGAGATTCTCGATCTTTCGCTTCACCTTGACGGAACTATCGATCCCGGCGGTTCTGGTTCGAGCTCGAGTGGTCGTATTATCAACGGTCTTGACTTCATTGTCAACATCAAAGATACTTCGAGCACTGTCGGCGGTATTACTAAAACCGCTCACACTGGCTCCAACTACTGGAACAACCATTGGAACGACGGTTCTGGCCTGAACGACACCGGCGCTACCGGCACGGGTGTTGCTCAAGCGGATCTTATCGATGAAATGACGAAAATGTGGCGTGAATGTCAGAAAAATGGCGGCAGCCCTGATCTGATCATCGCTGGTTCTACCTTCATCGATCACTTCCGTGCAGCCTCTGAATCCGCGGTGTCGCGCTATGCTGTTCAGCCGACCCAGCAGGCTCAGATGCCATGGCACATGGATCCGTCTGTTGAAGTCAAGAACGGTGGAACTTTCACCGGCCTTTACTTCCAGGGTGTTCCGATCCTTTGGGATCCGACGTTCGATGGTGGATGCACAACGAAAGATAGCTCAGCTACTTATGACTGGAAACGTCGCTGCTACTTCATCAATACCAATCACATGGCCCTCCGTCCTATCGAAGGCAATGATATGGTTGCGAGAAAGCCGCCGCGGCAGTACAACAAGTATGAGTACTACTGGGGTATGACCTGGCGTGGTTCTTTGACGGCTAACCGTCTGAACTGCCATGGCCTTATCTGGAGTGTGGCTTAAACCTTAACGGGAAGGGGGAGCCTGGTCGCTCCCCCGACCCTCTTTTTTATAGGGAGAAAACATGTACCAAGTTCCTAGAATTTTGATCGAAATTGATAACGATCAGTTTACTAAACCTTCTAAGAAAATACCTTCTCACGAACTTCCGTTTTATCTAGAGAGGTATGGTCCCAATATCAACATCAAAGAAAAGCTTAACGATACATACGATATCGATAGCTTAGAGGAAGAGTGGACAAGACTCTGCACCCAGTGGGGTGAAGGAGCCACGCTTTCAGTATTTGGTAGACCCCCAGAAGGTTTGACTAGCAAACTTGACGAAATAGTGGCAAAAGAAAGGAATGTCAAGAACACTTCTAAGTCTACGAACAGAGCTAGCGCAACGGCTGGGGTTTAGTGCTTCTGGAACTGCGGCTATAGCGCAGACAGATATATTAAACTCTGCTCTTAGAAGCGCTCAAGACCAGCTATTTTACGAGTTTGGTGATCTACTCACCAAGAAGGTAAATGACACTACACCAGGTACCACTACCGCTGGTACCGCTTACTATTCTTTTCCATCTGACTGTGATCCATATAAGCCTTTAACCGTATCTATCCAGAGGCAAGGAACTGGTAGATTCTATGAACTACAAATCGGTATTGGGGTTCATAGGCATAACGATCTACCCGTTCTTAATCAAATGGATCCCGTTAGATGGGATGTTATTGATGATTCTGGAACTGCTAAGATAGAAGTTTGGCCAGTTCCTAACGATAGTACATCTAAATTCCGGCTAGAATATAACGCCGGCATGAGCGCGTTCTCCGCTGACTCAGATACAGCAACGGTAAATCCTCAGCTTATTTTGTTGCATGCTCTTGCAACGATGAAAGCTCACTACCGTCAACCAGATTTTGAAATATACGCTAACCAGCTATCTCAGCTGCTAGGTAGAATTAAATCAATCGGTCTCGTGGGAGGCGGATCATTTCGCAGGTACCATAAACGTACTGCAAACTTTTATCTTGATCCTGGTAATGATCTGCAAATATCCACGCAATCTCAGTACGAGATAGCATCAATCATAGCTAAAACCTACGTATCCACAGTGGATGCTGGTTCTGGCTCAGACTACATCGTAACGAGCTAATATGTCTACCATAACAGTACCAACGATGACCCCCAGGAGTGGTACCACTGGGGGATTAGATGATGTTAACGATTTCCTTCATGTTGCTAACTCTTCTTCAGATAATAGACTTACTCCTGGGCAATTAACCAACTATGTGCTTGGCGGAACATTAGGAGGTGCTAATATAACCGCTGTAGCAGATACAGCTGCCTATACAGTAACTCTTAACCTGGATACAACCATCACAGGGTTGTCCTCTGTCACGTCTACAGCTTTTATTGGTGATCTTACTGGTAACGCATCTACAGCAACCGCTTTAGAAACGGCTAGAAACATAGCCGGACAAAGCTTCGACGGAACCGCTAATATCGATATAGCTGTAGGAGATCTTTCCAACGTATCTTCTACTTCTCCCAGCACGGGTGAAGTACTTGGCTGGTCAGGAAGCGAGTGGGCACCTACGACGGGTGGCGCAGGTAGCGTAACAAGTGTTGCGATTGCTGGAACCGATGGTATAGACGTAGACAGTGGGTCTCCTATAACAAGCTCTGGAACAATTACACTAGGATTGTCTAGTATTCCTAATAGTTCGCTAGCGAATAGCTCCGTTACAGTTGCCGGTCAAACTGTTGCTCTAGGAGCTTCTGCAACGGTAGGCATAACAGATCTTTCTGATGTTTACTCCTCGATGAGTCCGTCAGACGGTCAAGCTTTGGTATATGACACCACCAACGGTTGGCAAGCAGAAACATTGTCTGGCGATATCGCTGGAGTAACAGCAGGTACTAACCTCAACGGCGGTGGAACTAGTGGCACAGTTACTATAAACCTAGACACTACGCTAACAGGATTAACCTCGGTAACGTCATCTAGTTTCGTAGGAGCTTTGACGGGTAATGCTTCAACAGCGACAGCGTTAGAAACCGCAAGGAATATCGCCGGCTCAAGCTTTGATGGTACTGGTGATATAACCATACCGATTACCCAGCTTTCTGATGTTTATGCATCTATGTCTCCATCAGATGGAGATGTCCTTACTTACGATACTACCAACGGTTGGCAGTCTGAAACACCTACAGTTGGTGATATCACTGAAGTAGCTGCTGGAACAGGTTTAAGCGGCGGCGGAACATCAGGAGCTGTAACTTTAAGCTTGTCGACGCCTGTCTCTGTAGCGCATGGCGGCACTGGCCAGACAACTTATACTAACGGCCAGCTTCTGATTGGAAATACAACCGGCAATACTTTATCTAAATCCACACTTACCGCTGGAACTAACGTTACCATAACAAACGGTACAGGCACCATAGAGATAGCTGCTACAGATACTGACACCACTTACACTGCTGGTGACGGCTTAGATTTAACTGGCACAGAGTTTAGCGCAGATCTTAAAGCTAACGGAGGCCTAGTTATAGAATCTACAGAATTAGCGATAGATCTAGGAGCTTCGTCAATAACTGGTAACCTTGGGGTTAATAATTTAAATAGCGGAACAAGCGCTTCTTCTTCAACTTTCTGGAGAGGAGACGGCACTTGGGCAGCTGTTCCATCATCAGGCGATCCCGCTGGAACCGCCGTAGCAATGGCCATAGCATTAGGAGGCTAAAATGGCAAACACCTTTAAAAACCAGGGTGCGGCGTTAACTGCTGCAGGCGGTATTGTTTACACCGCTCCAGCTGCAACTCAATCTGTTATTCACTCGTGTTACATAAGTAACGTAGACGGAGTTAACTCTGCTGATGTTACCATCAAAGCCAGAGCAACCTCTGGTGATACTTATTACCACGTAGCTAAGACAGTTCCGGTGCCCGCTGATTCTACTCTAGTTCTAGACAAACCTATTGATCTAGAGGCAACTGGGGATATTCACATGACAGCTAGTGTCGATAGCGACCTAGAGGCAGTATTGGGGATTCTGGAGATTACCTAATGTCATATATTGGCGCCAAGGAACTAAAAGCTTCTGACATCCGTAGGTTTGATGTTACTGGCTCTACTAGTGCTACCCACACGCTTACTTGGTCGGCTCCTACAGAGCAAAGTCTCATAGTAACGATCAACGGCGTTAAACAGCACGAAGATGCCTATAGCGTAAGCGGCGCAACGCTTACCCTGACTTCGGCCCTTGTCTCAACCGACAAACTCGAAGTCATCGGGATCAACGACATCGGCACGACGATAACTCCAGCCGAAGGTTCAGTCACTAACGACCACGTCAGTACGTCAGCGGCAATTGCTCAGAGCAAACTATCTTTAGACATAACTAACTCTGACATAAACGCATCAGCGGCCATAGCAACCTCAAAGATCAGCGGCCTTGCCGCATCAGCCACGACTGACACAACCGATGCCTCAAACATTTCAAGCGGAACGTTGCCTGTTGATCGTGTTCCTTATGTAAGAGGTAGAAACCTCATCATCAACGGCGCTATGCAAGTGTCGCAAAGAGGGACAAGCACAACCGCAATAAATGAATATTTGATTGACAGGTGGAGAAGTTATGGCGGTCCGATGACTCACACCTTTTCTCAGGTCGATGATATTGCAACATATCCTGTAACAAGGTATGCGCTAAAAGTGCAACGCACTGCTGGAGATACCAATACCAGTGAGTTTGGCATTGCCACAGGATTGGAGAGTATTGATTCTTACCCATTAACAGGTGAAACAGTTACGCTAACTTTTAAGGCACGTTGCGGCGCAAATTTTTCACCAACATCTAGCGTTTTGAAAAGCAGAATTGTGGGGGGATCAGGAACAGACGCATCCCCTGTGGCTTTTTCAGAGGTTAGCAATGTCGTGCAAAGCAATACTTTGACAACTTCTGTTCAGACATTTACGCAAACAGCGGCTATTTCATCATCTGCAAGACAGGTTGCAGTTAGGTTTGACATTACCCCAACCGGAACTGCGGGAGCAGACGATTGGTTTGAAGTTACTGAAGT